ACAAAGTATCATGGATATTCCACCAATTGAAAACAAAAGAAGATTATTTCGCTTATGAGAAATACATGGGCTATAAAAAAGGATGGGCAAACAGACAATTTAATTTAAAGTACTAATGAAAAGTGAAGACAAAATTCAACAGGAAATAGTAATGTGGTATAGAAATAATTATTGTTTAAAGAAACATTATCCACGAAATTTAATTTTTTCAGTACCTAATGATTCAAAAGATGCAAAGGAACAAATGAGAAAAATTGCAACAGGATTATTTTCGGGTGTATCTGATTTAATTATGATACACTTTGGCAATGTGTATTTTATAGAAATAAAAACAGACGTTGGAAGGCAATCTGACAAACAAAAAGAGTTCCAAACGCTTGTTGAAAACCAAGGCTTCAAATATTATTTAATAAAAAGTTTAGAAAAATTTAAAGAAATACTTGCAGATTAATTATTAATGATTATATTTGTAACATAACTAAACAAAACACACAATGAAAACAAACCTCAGAAAATTAGCATTGATACTTCGGAAGGTCGATGCTTCAAAGTTCTTTTCAATTAGCATTTACAACGGGTCGATAGTACTCGGAGCGTTTGAACAAGACGTATTAATCGACGACTTAAACATTAATTGGGATTCGATTGAATATGATTTAGAAATGACAATCTTTAAGAAAAACAATGTTAAACTAATTGTATCATGAAAAACTTATACAGAGCGTTGGCAAACTTTCAACAGGAAGTTCCGACAATACACAAGGGTACTGCAGGTTATGGGTACTCGTATGCAGACCTTACAGCGATTTACAAAGTAATTAACCCATTAATGAAAAAACATGGGTTAGGTTTTACGCAACCGATAGTAAATAATCAAATGAAAACAATAGTATTCCACATTGAAAGCAGTGAGTCTATTGAAAGTCTTGCAGATATTCCAATGAATGTACAACTCAAGGGGATGAATGATTACCAGGTTATGGGTTCTGCATTTACTTACTTTAGACGTTACACCTTGAGTTCTATGTTAGGCCTTGTAACCGATAAGGACATCGATGCATCTGGAGAGCAAACAGGCAAACGTAAAGAAACAATTACAGATGACCGTTTGGCTGCTGCACTTGCTAAAATCAAAGACGGGTCTTACACAGTGGAAAAACTAAAAGAGAAGTTTGAATTAACACCTAAACAATTAGAGTTATGTTAGAAAAATCACTTTACAAGATCAATGCTGAATACATGGAGTTATTTGGCAGAATTGAAATGGCTGAGGGTGTGTTGACTCCTGAGTTGGAAGAAGAGCTAATCATTAACAAATCGGAGTTAGAAGTTAAATCAATTGCTTATGTTGAAGTTATCAAACAAAGAGAAAGTTTAAACGATAGAATAGATGATGAAATAAAGCGATTACAAGCGATTAAAAAGCATAACGATACATTGGTATCAAGACTTAAATCAAATCTCTTACAAGCCGTAAATATATTTGGCAATTATGAGGCAGGTTTTTTAAAGTTTAGTACTCGAAAATCTAAGCAGGTAGTTATTGATTACGATGTGAATGACTTGCCAAAGCAATATAAAACGGTTAAAGTAACTGAAACAGCAGACAAGGTGGCAATAAAGAAAGCAATCGAAAGTGGACAAGAAGTTTATGGTTGCAGATTAGTAGAAAACATTAACTTAGCAATAAAATGAATGATTTATATTATGAATCCACTATTGAGATTCAGCAATTAGAAGGAGAATATTTAGAATATTATTTAAAAACATTATGAAAAGAAGTATAGTTGACTTTAGCGACATACCAATAGACGAAATAAGGATGCGGTTAAAGTACCAAAAGAAAAAGTACAGTGTCACAGAGTGCGTCAAAGAGGCGTTTAAAATAGCAAACAATAAAATAAAAGAAGATGAAAAACGAAATGAAATTTAACGGAAAAATCACTAATATTTTAGAAGTGATTGAAGTAGGAGCAAACAAAAAGATTGAGTTTGTAGTAACAGAATTAGAAGGTCAATATCCTCAAGCTGTAAAGTTTGGAATCTTTGGAACTGAGAAAGTAGATAAGTTCTTGCAGTACAACAAGGTTGACCAAGAAGTAGAGGTGTTATTTAACTTTAAGACCAACGAATGGCAAGGGAAGTATTTCACGTCAATAGATGCGTGGAGAGTTAATAAAGTACAAACAGAAGAAACACCATTTTAGTTATGTTTAAAGTAGGAGATAAAGTATATCACATCAAATATGGATGGGGTATTATTGAGGAAAAAAAAGATGATGATATATTGTCAACATTTGACGAGTATACAGTATGGAATAATTCAAACAATAATTTACTATCATTCACAGAATACACCTTACAAGGATTCACACAAGAAAGACCAATTGAAACGTTTTAGTTATGTTTAAAGTAGGAGATAAAGTATATAATTACCAATATGGTTGGGGAATTGTAAAAGAAGAATTAACTAGGTATATAATGGTTGTTTTTGATAACGATAAAAGTGTATCAGTTCCATTCTATAAAGACGGTAAAGAAACACCAAGAAGCGAGCATCCAACACTCTCATTCACAGAGTACACCTTACAAGGTTTTAGTCAAGAAATGGATAGGCCTTTAGGAGTTCCAAGACCCTTAAAAGTAGAAAATGTAGACATTAAAAAACTTTGGAATACATGTGAGGATTTTATAGGTTTTTTAGAAAGCGATGAGTATCATGAGGACAAAATAGAAAACTATGTTAATGATGTGTTTGGAAAAGCAATGTCAGCAATATACGGTAAAGACATATTTAATTATATAAACAGTAAAATAGAATGAAAAAAGACGTTAAGAGCCTTGCTGACTTAAGTGAGGCTAAACGCCAAAAGGCGATTGAATACTACCAACACATAGCGCGTGCAATGATGTTATGCCAATCTGCACTACATTCCCTTGATGATGTAAGCGACAATATGTTTCACAAGCACGAAATTAAACGCACAATTAACCAATTCATTAATGGAGTTGAAAGATTTGCGACTACATTTGTAGAAAATAACAACGAGACAATGGCTCAGACTTACAGCAATATCATCAAGCAGATTGATGAGTTTAAAGAAAATATTAAAGTACAGATACAATGATTTCAAGAAACAACAAGAACAGGAATCGTTGGATGATAGCAATGCAGTTTGATGTCGACCGTTGGAAGTTTAGAGAGAATCGCGTTGGAGTAATTAACCTAGGCAGAATGATTAGAAAAGCCTTTTATAACAAATACGATGACAACAATTAAAGAACAAATAGAAGAGCTAAAATCATTCTTAACAGGTGATTTGTTTGCCGATTTAGAAATCCAACAAAAAATCTACGACTTGAAAAAGCAGTTAAACCCTGAGATAGTAGATAATCCTGAATTAGATGAAGATTTTGGAGAATGTGAAGCATGTGGTAGTTAAATAATTTGTATATTTGCAATGTGGATAGAATAGATTAATTACCTATTCGACAAGGTGCGCGTTACACTTTCCACATTTCATTTTAACGCATTAATTTAACGTAAAAAACAATGGAAGAATTTAGAGATGTGCCGGGGTACGAAGGATTGTATCAAGTATCTAATTTAGGTAATGTTAAGTCTTTAGCTCGCGAGACAAGTAATGGAAAAGGATTTTTTATTTCAAAAGAAATAATAAGGAAACCAACAAACGATAACAAAGGATATTTACATTTGTTATTGTCAAAAGACGCAAAACTAAAAAGTTTTAAAGTACACAAACTTGTAGCAATGGCTTTTCTTAACCACACTCCTTGCGGTATGAAATTAGTAATTGACCATATTAACGACAATAAACTAGACAATAGAGTTGAAAATTTACAGATAGTTACAAGTAGGTTTAATACATATAAAACAAAAGTAAAATATAGCTCAAAATATAAAGGAGTTTCGTGGCATAAAAAAGCCAATAAATGGTCGGCTTCAATTCACATAAATGGTAAAGGTTTTCATTTAGGATTATTTACATGTGAATTAGCAGCAAGTTTAGCATATCAAAATAAATTAAAAACATTATGAGAAAAATTTGTTTTAGCTGCAAACGAAATTTACCCTTGTTTTTGTTTTTAAAAGACGATTCCAAATACCAAGTTAAAGCCGAAAAAGGCAGAACAAAAGTATGCAGGGTGTGTAATATAAAGCGAAGTTTAAAAACAAATAGTATCTTTGCAAGGGTAGATGGGAAGTTTATAACAATAGAAAAAAGTAAGATTCAAATAATAAAACACTTTTTAAAATGAAGATAAAAGTTAGTACAAGAGTTGTTTTTATATTCAAGAACCACGTTGTTAAAGTACCCATTTCATTGCGTGGGTACTTACAATGTTTACAGGAACGCGACCTTTGGGATAAGTACAAAGACCTTGGTATATTAGGTGAACTTTACAGTTACAACCGTGGAATAATCAGAATGAAACGATACGACCCTATTAAGGCAGTTGACCACTACGACATAGCAATTGTAAAAGCAGCTATTAAAGAGCTTGATATTGATATGTGCGACCTTTACAATAAAGCTAATTGGGGAGAATTAAACGGTAAAAGATACCTAATTGATTACGGTATCAATGAAGAAATAAGTAAAATGTATAATTTATGAACAAATACCAGATAAAAATTAAGGATGAACAACACACAATATTAAGTCCAAAAAACATTGAAGAGGTTGTTTATATAATAGAAGAAATTTCAAAGACTACTAAGTTTTTAATGTTTAAATGTATTCAAGAAGACCATCCACAAGGATTTTCAAAAGAATATACAATATTTATAAAACCAAGTGAAATATATTACATATCATGAAACTAAGATGTATAGAAAAATACTTTGCCAACTTTACTTATGGTAAAGTCTACGAAGTTGTCGGGCAAACAAAGAGCTACATTTGGGTAATAAACGACAAAGGGCAAGATCATCAGTTTGACACGATTGAAAAATACTTTGAAGTAGTGACCGATAACGCCCCAAGTTATTACAATAATGAGAAAGGTAGTTTGTACAAGTTTGCAGAAGACCATGGACTAAATGCGTATGAATTTGATTTAGTAAAACGCCTTGTAAGATGCAGAAAAAAAGGTAACTTTGTACAGGATTTAGAAAAGACAAAGTTTTTAATTGATTTATATTTAAAAGAATGGAAAGAGAAATAATAAATTGGGGCAAAGCAAGGAAATTAGACAACCCCGACAATAAGTTTCAACAACTTGCAAAAGTCATGGAAGAGGTTGGGGAGCTATCCTCTGCAATACTAAAGCGAGATATTTCCGAAACGATTGATGCACTAGGAGATACTTACATTACACTTGTTATATTAGCTAATCAAATGGGCTACTCATTAGAAGATTGTGCAAAGAGAGCCTTTAAAGTTATTGAATACCGAAAAGGAAAAACAATTAACGGAACGTTTATCAAAGAATAATTTGTATATTTGTTCAATCGGTACACTTTCGCCAGTAAGTCGATAATTTGATAAATTTGGGGTGTCTAAGGAGCATCACTTTTTTTAAACCCTTGCAGCGTTGTTGTAAGGGTTTTTTCGTTATCTTTAACCCCATGAATCTAACAGAAATAGCAAAGTATCACGATGAATGGGTACGAATTGTTAAAAGGTTCGGAGCCAAGACCGATGCTGAAGACATAGTGCAAGATATGTACATTCGTTTCCATAAGTACGGTAAAGGTCAAGTAGTAACCAAGTCATTCATTTGGATTATGCTGCGCAACTCTTTTTATGACTCTTGCAAGCGTAATGTTTCAACAGTAGACATTGACCTTCTTGTTGACCTATCAGAGGACGAAAACAACAAAACGTATGAAATAGAGTTATACTATCAGAGCGTTGAAGATGAAATAAAAACATGGGAGTGGTTTGACCAACAACTATTTTTATTATATTTACGAAGCGGAAAGTCAATGCGAGAATTAGAAAAGGAAACTAAAATAAGTTTGACCTCTATTTTTCACACAATTAAAAAATGTAAAAGAAAACTTAAAATATGGCAAAAAGAGTATCAAAAGGATTTGGCGATACAGTAGCTAAATTCACAGAGGCAACAGGAATAGATAAACTTGTACACTTCATCGCTGGTGAAGATTGTAACTGCAAAGAAAGACAAGCGAAACTTAACAAACTATTCCCTTACAAAACACCTGAATGTTTAACAGAACCTGAATACAAGCTATTGGAGGAGCTATTACCTCAAATCTCTGTTAAGATTAAACCAAGTCAACAAGTTGAGTTTTTAAAGGTTTACAATAGAGTATTTAAAACAAACGAACGACCAACTTCATGCGCTAGTTGTCTAAACGACATGTTACGCAAAGTAAGAATAGTTTTTAATGAATATAACAAAGAGTCATTCCATGAAGGGCAAGGAGGTTTTTTAGGGTAGACTTGACTAATCAAAGGATTTCAAATGAACACACACGGAGGCAAAAGAGAAGGGTCAGGACGTAAAGCAATATCAGACGAAGTAAAAGGTTTTACTTTAGCACAGCCACATGTTGAAGATGCTTTCAGAGTATTAGCTGAAATAATGATTGATGAAGCTAAAAGACCATCAGATAGGATAGCAAGTGCAAAGATTTTAATCGAGTATGGTTGTGGTAAACCTAAAGAACATGTAGAGCAAGACATTAACATTAACACAACAACGCTAAAAGACTTAATCAGTTTTGGTAGTCCTGAATCCGAAATATAAAACATTTGCAAATGATAGTAGATATTTCATTGTTACAGGTGGTAGGGGTAGTGGTAAGTCATATTCTATTAATTTACTATTGCTGCTCCTTACCTACGAATCGAACCATGTTATCTTATTTACACGTTATACCCTTACTTCTGCTCACGTCTCTATTATACCTGAATTTATTGATAAGATTGATATATTAGATAAGCATAAAGACTTCCACATTACCAAAGACGAAATAATTAATCTAAGGACAGGAAGTAAGATATTATTCAAAGGTATTAAAACATCGAGCGGAACCCAAACGGCTAATTTAAAATCATTAGCAGGTGTAACTACATGGGTGCTTGATGAAGCTGAAGAGTTAACCGATGAAGATACGTTTGATAAGATTGATTATTCTATTCGACATAAAGAAAAACAAAATAGGGTAATACTTATTCTTAACCCTGCTACTAAAGAACATTTCATCTATCAGAAGTTCTTTGAGAGTAGAGGAGTTGAAGCTGGAGTTAATACAGTTAAAGGTGACACAACGTACATTCACACAACATATAAGGATAACATATCAAACCTATCAGAAAGCTTCTTAAATCAAATAAAAACGATAAAAGAACGCAGACCTGATAAGTATAAACACACAATACTCGGAGGATGGTTAGAGAAAGCCGAAGGAGTTATCTTTACCAATTGGAGAATTGGAGAGTACAATAAAGATAATGGTAGTGTATTTGGTCAGGATTATGGTTTTAGTAACGATCCATCCACATTGGTAGAAACATCAATTGATAAAACTAACAAAATTATTTATGTTAGGCTGCATATTTATCAAACAGGATTGACCACTTCACAACTTTCGCAACTTAATAGACAATTTGCAGGACGTGATTTAATAGTGGCAGATAATGCAGAGCCACGTTTGATTAACGAATTAAAGTCACAAGGATTAAACATTGTACCAACGATCAAAGGTGCGGATTCTGTTAAATATGGGATAAGTTTATTACAAGACTATGACTTAATTATTGACGAAAATTCCGTAGATTTGATAAAAGAATTAAATAACTATTGTTGGCTTGAAAAGAAATCAGAAACACCAATAGACAAATATAACCACGCGTTAGATGCGTTACGTTATGCAGTTAGTTATCAATTAAGTAACCCAAACAAAGGAAAATATGGAATCAGGTAAAAGTTTAAGACAAATGATTAATGAAAGCAGCGCAAAGGTTGTAGACGCTTACAAGGACGAATACGGAGATAATTGGAAATTTCAATGCGTTGAGTCAATCGACAATGAAGTAGCGAAAGCTGAAGCATCGTTAAAGTATTGGAAGGGTGTGAGAGCAAAAGTAATAGTGGCAAAATGAAAGGCAAATATTTAATTACAACAGATGCTTGGTTTTTTGCTCCTGATGGTAGACAATATAAATCAGTATGGGGTGAAATAACTATATTAGAAGATACTTTATTAGGTGTAAAAACTAATAGAAATTCGACTAATTGGTTCGCTAAAGTAGGCACTGAAGAAAACCATGTTATTATTGCAGGGTGTCAAATTCATTACGCATTAAAATCAGATATTAAACCAATTAAAGAAATAGTTAACGACCATACAACAGGTGAGAGTGGGATAGTTCACTACGAAAGACCAACTTATATTTACATAGCAGAATGAAAGTAGAAATAACAATTAAACATTATAACAATTCATGTGCTGATGGATGTTGTCTTGATTACGGTACAATAACAGAAGTAAATGGAGAGCAAGTAGTCGATAGTCAAGACATTGAAACAATAGTTAGGCGCATTCTTGAAAAGTTAGGTTATAAAGTAGAAATAGAAAGTATTTATGAAGATTGAAATAGATATCCCTTCCAACCTATCCGAGATTAGTTTAGACAGGTATCAGAAGTACATGCTAACACTTAACAACTCAGACGATAAAGAGTTTGTTTTTCAAAAAATGATTGAAATATTTTGTGGGCTTGAATTAAAGGAAGTTGTTAAGATGAAAGCATCGACCGTTATCGAGTTGGTGCAACACTTTGATAAATTATTCAATGAGAAAACAAAGTTCAAACATCGATTTAAATTAAACGGTGTTGAGTTCGGATTTATACCAGACCTTGAGGAAATATCTTGGGGGGAGTACATTGATATTGAAGCTAACATCGGGGACTTTCAAAACATACACAAAGCACTTGCTGTAATGTATAGACCAATTGTAAAAGACGTTAAAGGCAAGTATGAAATAGAACCTTACAAAGGAGATTTAAGTTACTCAGAGGTGTTAAAATACGCACCATTGGACGTTGTACTACCTGCATCTGTTTTTTTTTGGACTTTAGGAATAGAATTAATAAGCAGTACGCTGTCCTCTTTGGAGAAAATGAAGAACAAAACCCGTATAGCGAAAATGTTCAATTCTCAAAACAATGGGGTTGGTATAGCTCAATCTATCATGTCGCTCAAGGAGACATTAGAAGATTTGACGAAGTTACAGCGTTGGGGCTTCATCAGTGCTTAACATTTTTAACCTTTGAACAACAAAAAAGTAGAATCGAGGTTAAACAATTAAAGCGATCACATGAAAAACTACTATAACCTATCTACATTATTGCATGACTCTATACTTGCGGACCCTTTAGTTAACCGAGTTACTAAGGGCAGCCTTGATAAAATCACAAATGCTAAACAGGACATGTACCCATTGTGCCACATTATATTTAATGATGTAGCATTTAGAGGTAATACAACGGTGTATAATGTTTCATTAGTTATGATGAGTATAGTCGATATTAGTAAAGACGATGTAACGGATATTTACAAAGGTAATGACAATGAGGATGATGTATTAAACACTACTTTAAGTATACTTAACAGAATATTTGAGAGAGTAAGACGTGGGGATATTAACGATGCTGGGTATGAAGTGTTAGACGACACTGCAAGTTGCGAGCCGTTTGTGGACCGTTTCACAGATGCGGTTGCAGGTTGGACAATGACCTTTGACATATTAGCACCTAATGAGATGACAATATGCTAGCAGATTTAAGAGAGTCAGGGCTACAAGCTGCATTGGATAAGTTCAAAACTTCGGTAATCAAACAGGCTCGTACTAACTTAACGAAGGGAGATAGGAACGTATCACGAAAGTTATACAACTCATTGAAGGGTGAAGCAAAGGTTTATGCTAAAGGTTACTTCTTGAACTTTCAAATGGAAGAGTACGGTAACTATCAAGACAAGGGGGTAAGGGGTAAACGTTCAAGTTCGAGAGCGCCGAACTCACCGTATAAGTTCGGAAGTGGCAAGGGCGCAAAGGGTGGATTAACAGAGGGAATACAAAGATGGGTTAAAGCACGTAAATTTCAGTTCAGACAACGCGACCCCGAAACAAAGAAGTCAACAGGTAAATTCTTATCGTATGATGCGACAGCATGGATAATAACACGGTCAATTTATGCTAAGGGGATAAGACCAACTTTGTTTTTCACTAAACCATTTGAAGCGGCTTACAAACGTTTACCTCAAGAATTAGTCAATGACTTAAAAATAGATTTAGAAAAGATTTTTAACTATTCAATTAAACAACCGAAATGATTAGAGCAAGGTCACCTTATATTATTAGTATTAATGAAACAAGTCAAGTTAGTACAAAGATTGAACTGTTTATCAGTGCAACAACTTTCTCCGGTACACCACAATATACACTTAGTAAAGCAATTCCTGCATCAAATGCTCCAACAACCTACTACGATATCGCGCCGTACATTCGCGAATACTTTGACCACACGGTTTATACTAATATTACTACGTTATCAAATACGTATACTAGTATTCAGAATTTAAACGTAAGAGTAAAGAGATACAAGACTGTAGGAGCAACAGAAACATTAGTAGATACAACTGATTATATTGCTACGGATGGATATTCAGAGTTTGCAGATAGTGTAAATTATAACGGTGGCAATTACTTATTAGACCAAAAAAACTATTACTATCATAGTGGCGCAAACCCAGGTTTTATAATGGCTTATTTAGAATCTACTCATAAGGTAAAATGGACAGATTCAACTGGTTCTACTTATACAAGTTCATCAACTGGTAATAAATTTCATTGGATACCAAAGGCTTATGATTTATCATTTGTAACTGACTATTGGATTGTTAAGATAACAACCGCCGCAAATGTTGTTTTAGCAACATGGACATTTAAACCTATTGAAGAATGTTTGTATACACCTGTTAAAGTTGACTTCATAAATAAATATGGTGCGTTTCAAAGGGAGTTCTTCTTTAAAGCTTCAAACGATAATATCGAGGTAACGAATAAAGATTACAACTTAATGCAACCGTACAATTATAGCTTAACTGGTGGTCAACGTACGACGTACAACCAAAATGGAAAGCAAAGTATTAAGGTCAATAGTGGATGGGTAGAGGAGGATTTTAAGGATAACTTAAAACAATTAATGTTAAGTGAAAAGGTGTTAGTAGATGAAAAGCCTGCAATCCTTAAAACAAAGTCGATTGAACTAAACAAGTCTATAAATACAAAACAAATTAATTATAGTTTGGAATTTGAGTTTGCATATGATTTAATTAATAGCGTTGTATAGATGAGAAAGGTAGACGTATACATAGAAGTGATAGCTGATTCAGGCAACTATGAAAAGTTAGAGTTGTTTAACGATGAAGAGATTCAGATTAATAGTTCGATCCAAAATGTTCAAGACTTAGCAAAAGTTTACACTGACTTTACTCAGTCATTTACCATTCCTGCATCGCCACGTAATAATAGACTGTTTGAACATTTTTATCAATCTGATGTGAATGCAAATGACAACCCTAATATTAAGCGTAACGGATTTATCGAGATAGGTACGATTCCATTTCGTAGTGGGAAAATATCAATTGAAAGTTCGAACGTTGTTAAGGGACGTGTTGAAAGCTATTCTATAACGTTTTACGGTGATTTAACGAGCCTAAAGGATGCGTTCGGGGATGACACTCTAAAGGATTTAGATTTGAGTTCATATAGCCAACCATATAACGGTACAACAGTACGTACTAGATTAGTAAATGCAAGTGATTCAGATATTCGTTACCCTTTAATTTCATCAAGTAGGCTATGGAGTTATAATATTGGTGCAAATACAGATATAAATAATAGTAGTTACCCTATTGTTTACACTGAATTATTTCCTGCATTACGTGTAAAAAAGATATTTGAAGCTATAGAAACAAAGTATAATGTATCTTTTAACTCTAATTTCTTTAATCAAAAGCTATTTACTGAGTTGTTTCTATGGTTAAAAAACGCAAAAACAATGCAAGCATTGACCGAAACATTGCAGTATACTGTTGATGACTTGCAAATAAATGATGACAGTAGAGTAAATGTGACTACTGACACGGCTGATTTAAGTAATACTGAAGGTGTTTTTGTGTACGCACAAGGAAGTGCAAATGTACCAACAGCAAAATTATATTTAGACGTTTACGTAAATAATAGTTTAATAAATACATTTGAGCTAAAAAGCACAGGTGTATACAGGGATAACCAAATTATACCACGGACGACATATAATGGGACAAATATAATGAGTTTCAAAATTAGAGCTTCGGTTCCGTGTACTGCAACAGTTGTAGGTATAAGGATAGAGTATAAAAACATAGGGGCTGGCGTTTTTAACACGCTAAAAGCACTTCAATTTAGATGTCTAAACAAAACATTTGTTTCAGCAACTATTGACCCAACGGTTTACGCTCCTAACATTAAAGTTAGTGACTTTGTTAGTGGAATATTTAAAATGTTTAACCTTACTTGTTACGCTACCTCAGTAGATAATTTTCAAGTAGAGCCTTTAGACGATTGGTACACACGTGGAGCGGTTGTAGACATTACAGAATATGTTGACACGGATGAAATTACAATTGAACGCCACAAACTTTACAAAGAAATATCTTTTGATTATGAAAAGTCAGAAAGTTTTTTAAATAAAGAATATTTTGATTCTCAAAAAAACGCACCTAAAGAGTTTGGAAGCTACAAAGAAACAAATTCAAATTATGATGGTGGAGAATATAAAATAGAATTACCATTTGAAAACATACGATTCTCAAAAGAATTAACAAGTAATACATCAGAGCCTCCTGTTGCTTTTATACTTAATGAAAAGACATCAAATGAAGCTTATGATAACAATCCTATATTATTGTATTTAGACGCATTAAAAACAGGTGTATCGTTTTACTTTGATAATGGTAGTACAGTAAGTCAAGTTACTCAATACATGCCTTTGACAAATCAATTGACATACAACAATGTATTGTACTCTAATCATTTTGCAGTAGAGGGTAGTCCATTTGATGCGACTTACATTACAAATACTTTGTATTCACAGTACTACGATAGCTATTTAAAAAACCTATACAACCAAAAGAACAGACTAACAAACGTTAAAGCATTATTTCCAATTTCATTGCTTACATCGTTAAAGTTAAACGATAGGTTAATTATACGTGACAAACGTTATGTAATTAACGAGATGAAAGTAAACTTAACAAGTGGTGAAGTTGATTTGTCTTTAATCAATGATTTTAGAGCAGTTGCAAATGTTAACATTCCTGTTCAAAGTGCATTGCAATCAGTTGTTGAGGTGCCTTTATTTCCAAATGGTTTCCAAGCTTTCGACTATCAAACAGTAGACCCTATTTTAGGGTTGGTGTCAGTTACAACCTCAACAGATGAGGACACGTTAATAAATATTACTATCCCTGCCAACACAACGGGGCTTCCTGTACAATGGAGTGTAACAAGAGATTATTTACCTTACTTAACAATTTACCAAGATGCTTAATACAATTATACAACTATTGAAGTCTAACGATTTCTACGGTCAAAGCGAGATAATAGACATCGCTAAGGGCAAATATAAACTTACTAATTCGGTGCGCGAAAGCTACAAACAGGCTAAAAGAGAGTTATACTTAAAACAAGCTACAAATGGCAGAAAAGAAAATAATTGAATTAGAGGTTAAGAATAATTTAGGCTCGCTTAAATCACAATTACGAGAAGCACAGGCTGAAGTAGCTAAGTTGTCGGAGCAGTTTGGTGTGACATCTAAAGAAGCGGCAAACGCAGCAAAAAGAGCAGCGGAACTTAAAGACCAAATTGAAGATGCAAAAGCCTTAACAGATGCGTTTAATCCCGATGCGAAATTCAAAGCATTATCTTCATCGTTGGGTGGTGTTGCGAGTGGGTTCGCTGCCTATCAGGGGGCTTTAGGGCTTGTTGGTGTTGAAAGTAAGAAAGTAGAAGAACAGCTTTTGAAGGTTCAGAGTGCCATGGCTTTAGCTGAGGGCTTACAGGCTTTAGGAGGTGCAAAGGATTCGTTTATTCAATTAGCTTCGGTTGTTAAAAACCAAGTTGTAGCAGCATTCGCAACGTTAAAAGGTGCGTTAATTGCTACGGGTATAGGGGCTTTAGTGGTTACTATCGGGTTTCTATTACCTAAAATAATGGAATGGATTGATGGCACTAAAGAATTAGAGCGTCGACAAAATGCTTTGAATAGTGAAATTGATAAAGCTAACATAAAATATCAAAGAAATACCGAACAAATAGATAAAAATACAGCTGCTGAGTTACGTTTAGCACGTGCAAGAGGTGCAAGTGAGCAAGAATTATTGAACATTGAGAAAAAAGGTAACAAGGAACGTGTAGAAGTACAGAAAAGAACGGTTGCAGAGCTTGATAAATTGCTTAAAGACAAGCGAAATATGTATATCGAGGCTTATGTGGATGAAGATTGGGATAGAGCAAAGGCTTTAAATAAAGAGTATAAGGACTTACAAGCGCAAAGAAATGCTATTTTAAAGGCTAAAAAAGACCAAAATGATGAGTTAAAGTTAAAACAAGAAGAGCTTAATATATCCACACTAACAAAACAGAAAGAAAATTTTAAAGAAACACATAAAGACTTAAAGGAAAATTTACAAAAAGAAGTTGAAACCTATGAAGAGTATTTTAATAAACGTTTAAGATTCCAAGAAGATACTGAATCTTTAAGGTTAAAGCCTAAAAAGTTAGAGGACGACCCAAATTCGATAACTGCAAAAGCGATTTCTGATGCTGATGAGTTAATGAAAATACAAATTGATTCTGATGAAAAGAAATTAGCGCAACTACAAAAGACAAAGGAAGAAGAGAAAGCAATTGAAGAAGATACTAAGAATACAAAGATACGAATGGCTTATGATTCCTTTAGTGTTATTCAAGGTGTTGCTGACTTATTCGCTCAAGGCAATGAAGAGGACCAAAAGAAAGCTTTTCAATTAAACAAAGCGGTAAACATTGGTCAGGCAATTATGAACACTGCACAAGGTGTAACAGCTGCGTTAAGTGGTGGCGGTAACCTTGGTAAAGTTGCAACGGGTTTGAACTTTGTTGAAGCTGGTTTAATCGGTACTATTGGAGCTTTGAACATTGCAAAGATAGCTAATACACAATTTCAAGGAGGCAACAACGCAGGAGGAGGCAACACGCCAATAGCAAGCGCGCCACGTACACCGTCCTTTGACATTATTCAAGCACAGCCACAAATGCAGTTAGGAGCGTTACAACAACAACCGATTAAAGCGTATGTAGTGAGTGGTGAGGTGTCAACAGCGCAAGCCTTAGACCGTAATAGAGTAAGAAATGCAACATTTTAATATAAATTAAGTTATAAAAGTATGCAGAACATAGAGCTAACAATTAAAGACGATGACCAAGGGGTGTTTGCTATTTCATTAGTCGACAAACCCGCTATTGAGGAAGATTTTATTTTTCTAAGTGAGATTAGTGTGGAGTTGCAAGTTGCCAACGATGAAAAACGTGAGGTTGTAGGACTTGCATTAGTGCCTAACAAACAGATTTTAAGACGAATTAAGGATAAAGAGTTTACGATTTCTTTCAGCGAAGAAACAATAGCTAAGGTTCAAGAACTTTATCTTAAAAAGAATTACAACAACAACGTAACGGTTGACCATGACCACAATGTTGAGGGTGTTAGCTTAATCGAAAGTTGGATAGTTGAAGATGAGAAACACGACAAGTCTAACATTTATAAATTAGATGCTGTTAAAGGCTCGTGGGTTGTTAAGATGAAAGTTTACAATGAAGAGGTTTGGCAACAAATTAAAGACGGTAAATTCAAAGGGTTTAGTATCGAGGGGAAGTTTGATGGCTTAGATCAACTTGAAGCTGAAAGTCATGAAGATATAATAAACGAAATTAAGGAACTTTTAAAATCAATATAAAATGGGAGTAACAATAATTGACAACACGCAAACGATTAACAATGCAACATGGAAGGTGCAACCTGACGTACTTGCATCCGAAAGCGGAATAGTAAAAGAAAACGGAACTATCCACTACATAGATGGAAAGTTAAAATACCATGTTGACGGTTCTATTAAAGAATTAGGGGTTGGTGTTGATTACGGAATTACCGTGTTAGATAGAATAACAGAGGTGCCAGTTTCACCAACGATTGGAGACCGTTATTTGTTTGCAAGTGGTACGTATGCAGGGGTAATTGAATGGGATGGTACATTTTGGGCGTATGTATTGCAGAACTCAGCGGCAACGGTTGGGACATTGGTAACTGCAGTTAAAAACAACACTACTTACAGATGGAATGGTACAAGTTGGGCTACGTACACACAACAAAAAGTTATTGATTTAACATTAGCACGAAAAACAGATTCTTACACTTTAGTAGCTGCTGATAACGGACAAGTTGTTGAAATGAACAAAGCAACCGCAAACACTTTAACCGTGCCTTCAGGAGTTTTTACAATAGGTCAACAAGTATTAATCACACAATATGGAGCGGGTCAAACGACAATTGCTGGTTCGGGTGTAACGTTAAGAAGTGACGGTGGTAAACTAAAAATCAATAGTCAATATTCAAGTGCTACAATTCTGTTTATTTCAGCTACGGAAGCGTATGTGTTTGGTAATTTAGCTTTATAATGACCGAGTTTAACGGCAATTTAACACCTTCATTTATACGATTTAAAGAAGTCACTACCGCTTTGGATAGTGACTCTTTATTTATACAGCCATTCAATAGTGGCATACCTAAAAAAATACTTGTTACAAATTTAAGTGACGAGGACAACGGTGTTCTATTTGGTGGCGTTGGTGCGGATGAAGATGTTTACAGCTTAACAGGTGGCGTTGGTGCGAGTATTAATTCAGATATATACAATTTATGAGCGACATAACAAAGAGAATTATAATTAAAAAAGGTAGTGGTATTGCAACTGTACCAAGTAGCTCAGACCATAGGGATGGAACGTGGTTAAGCACTGATTTGTACATTGGTGAGTTCTACATGAATACTGCAAATGGGAAGATATACACGCGTACATTAAGTGGGATTTCAGAAATAATTTATGATGTTGCGGCTTTCGAAGTGTTAGCAAACAAGGCTACGAATTTCACGGTTTTAAATAACACTAAGTACCCAACAACTCAAGCGGTCGAAAATCAAATTGACGCTAAACTTGTAAGCACTGGCTATTGGAATGTAGCAAGTTCAGAAATTGCAAGGGGTTACAGGGCGCAACACAATTCAACAACTGTACTTTCTGAAAACATTGCAACAGGAACACTACAAGGTACAGCAACAGCGGTGGCGGTGTCAACAACTTCCATGCAAACGAAAAAGACACGTTTAAAAATTGGTGTTTCAACTCCTGCAGCTAACGGTGTGTGTGGTTACAGGTCAACAAGTGCTTTCAATATTGTTGATATGGGTTGGAGGTTTTGCGTTGGATTTGGTGTTTCAGATACATCCTTAAATACAGGGGCGCGCCAATTCTATGGGATGACATCGGCAACAACTTTATTAGGTATTTCGTCAACTGTAACTGTAGAAAGTTTGACTAACATAGTTGGTATAGGTTCGGATGCTTTGGATACAAACTTACAAGTATTCCATAACGATGGAACAGGTACAGCTACAAAGATAGATTTAGGAGTTAATTTTCTTGCAAATAGAACAGGAAGTGCAGCAACTGATTTCTTTGTGTTTGAATTGTACAACCCATTTAATTCAATGACTGTTTATTATAAGGTTACTTCATTGGAAAACAACGTAACAGTTGAGGGGTCAATAACAACGAATTTACCAAGCGATACCACACCGATAACGATGCAAGCGGTTAGAACTTCGGGAGCGACATCAAACGCGTGTAGTTTTGATATTTCACAATTAACATTAAACTGTTTATCATGATAGAGGTAATACAAGAAGTGAGAGGTGCTTACACCTATGTAGAAAGTAGCTACTTAAATATAATCAGAGTAGGAAATGAGGTTTTGAATGCTGATGTAACAACCGAGATAACAGCACAAGAAACTATCATAAACGATTATATCTAATTTACAACAACACTCCTAAATCAAGGTTATATAATTATGAATGAAATCAAGTACATTTTAGAGCAAATCAGGAAGACAAAAACAATAGTGCTAATTATAATTCTGCTTGCTTTCATTCTTTTTTATTACAAGTCATTGGTCACTCAAGTAGTGACAAAGAAAATTGAAAGTGTTGACGAGGTGAAAAAAGACATTAATAACAATGTTTTAATTCAACAAATGTTAAATGAATTGATGACAAAATATAATGCTGATAGGGCTTATATATTTCAATTTCACAACACGA